ATGCGTCGGCCAATGCTTGCTCTAGCATCCGTTCCTTCTCCATCAGGCGTGCGTCTGCTATGCGTCCTTGGTTGGCAATCTGCTGCCGTGTTGATTCCAAAAACTCTTCTAGCTCTTCAATGCTCATGGTTGTGCTCCTCTAGTAGGGTTTCTAGCTTTATTGTGTACTCGCGCAGCTCATCTATACTTGAAAACTCGCAGGTTCCACTTGTGTATTTATTCACACTCTCTATGTCATCTTCAAACCCGCACCAATATTGCAAATCACCGAGGTAAGCCTCTAGGTAGTTCTTTAGATCTTTAGTCATGGTCGTGCTCCATTATAAAAGTCGTAGCGGGCCAAGAAACAGCTATACACGAGCTAGACTCATTGTGTCGTCTGGAGTGCCCAAGTGCTTTTACTAGCATCTGTTCCTTATCTACAAGGCGGGCGTCTACTATGCGTCCTTGGTTGGCAATCCTCTGTCGTGTTACTTCTAATAATGCTTCCAGCTCTTCAATACTCATAACATTACTCCCAATAGGATTACTGCGCTGATAACACCTAGCACTCGCAGTATGCGTACCACCCGCACTTGCTTGGGTGTGGACTCGTCTGCCCATTGGTACTGGTTATCTGGATCATGGATGTTCAGCTTGGCGTGTGACTTGTATATCTGGCCTACTGCGTGGTTCGATCTGGATGTTTTAATAACTCGCATGTCGTTCTCCTTGGGTAGGTACGGAATCCGTACCTTGTGGTTTAAGTGGTTCTCTTAGGGTTGAGTTGCTTTAACTCCTCTCGTGAGAGAAGCATGTAGTTGCTCTTGTTGAGCGGGGCGACTGTGTGCTTCACCTCACTTGCTGCGGACTCTCCACATACTAGACAAGTCAGTCTGCCTAGTTGGTAACGGGCTTCGGAGTAATACTTGTCGCACTTGATGCAATTAGCCATAGCGTTTTCCTTGGTACTGTTATGTAAGGTACGGAATCCGTACCCTGTAAATTGAACCTAAACTTCCAAACTACATACACATTGTATCACAATTAGCTTACTTTGTCAAGGGGTGGTATTGTAATGTTACATTGTTATAAAAATAGGGGGTAATGTTACGAGGCGTATAACATTAGGTTTCGCGTAACAATGTACAGAATACGCGGGGTGTGGAGCTGTTTTATATATAATGTTATGGTGTTATGAGTTTTAGAGAAAAACATACCCCCATAGAGAAATTTATTCACTGCGCGAAGGGGGGTAGGAGAAGAGGATAAAATACTGAAAGTACTTTTCTTTGCATAACATTACACAAAAGGCTCTTTATGCTGACATATCAACGCTTTAGCGCGTAACATTAAACATAACATTAGGAGTGAAACGTAACATTACAACGTACGGATTCCGTACCTTGCATAACATTAGGCTGGCGCAGCAACTCCATAGTTACTGTCATCACCCTACTTTAGAACCTGCATGGCGCAGCAACTCCATAGTTACTGTCATCACTGACTTCGATAGCAGCCAACTTCCACTACTGTCATCAGAAATTTTTGGGGGATTCGATGTAGGAATTACAGGCACAAAAAAAGGCCAACCCAGAATTAACTGGATTGGCCTAGTGTATTGCGGGAGATTACTTAGATTTGTAATCCGCGAAACCATCTGCCCAAATAGCTTCCGATTCCATTGTAGCAAGCGCATTAGATAAACGCGTCTTCATTTTCTCAAGAGATTTGACGTGATCGGGATTCAACTCAGTTTCGGCAATTCCCGCTGCGTCTTCTAGAGCAGGCAGATAACCGACAACCCTATTGATTACCGCTTGCAAGTCGACTCTGATCTGCGCACCGGCAGGCAAATCCTTGTATTCCTGTCGAGCCTTCTTATCAGTGTTAGCCTTCTCAGCTTTAGCCGTTGCTTTAGCTTTGATCATAGGATCGAAACAGGGGTTTAATATGCTACCCTTTTTATCTAAACCCATCTCGACAGCCTTCTTTTTTGCGGCTGATTTAAAGTTTTTATCATTCTTATCATAGGTCGGCATACACTCCGCGAATCGGAGTTTAAAGGTCTTTAATTCGCCGCAAGGTTTACCCGAATTTATGTGAACCGTGCGCAATGTAGTATTCATTTCAACCGCAATTGAGTAAGCAATAATAGCCTGCTCCGTTGTCGGCCATAATGAGTTACCCGCATATTTCTCAAGGAATTTACCGACACCGCCTAGTGTCGCATTCGCCGCTACTAGCGGGAAGGCTGGTGCGATACCAGTAATCAGATCGGCAGCTTCCTGATACTTTGTACCGGTTGCACCTACTAAAGAGTCGCCTTGTTTCTTAGCAGTATCGGCCGCGCATTGTGACTCGGCAGCCTCGCGGATTGCGTTTTCTAATGTTGCGTTAGTATTTTCTGACATAATGTTTTACCTATTAAGTATTAATGACCAAGGTACGGATTCCGTACGTTGCAGGTCGCGCCATTAGTGGCTCGACATAGGGTTATAGTACCCCATAGCTTAGTATATGCAAGCAAACGGCCCCCCTACGCACCCCCCATGGCCCCTTACCTACAGCAAATGTGTCGGCGCTATATACATAATAATATGCACAATTAATACCACGACTTGACAATTCCTACTTACTTTCCTTAATTAAATCAATAACTTACCCCCACCCCCTCTTTTTCTGTACCCAGCTAGCTCGCACCCCACCCCCCTCTCACACAGAAACACCCCCATAGGAGTCCGAAAGCAAAACAGGGTAGGGGGTATTTTTTATTTTTCCTTCTTCTTTCCTTCATTTGCCTCTTTTTTCCTTCTTCTTCTTCTTGTATGGCTTGCATGTACCAAAGTATCTGGTTTACACTCCGCCCATCGGTATTAACTACCTGCGAAAAGATATGCCTACTGTACAAGTGGAGCCAACAAAGGACCACAAAGTCCCCTACGATCTGTCTGAAGAGAAGTCAAAGACTCTCTTGGACGAGATGGCCGTCGCTGGTAATACAGCAGAGTTGCAAGAAGCACTAGGTGCCTCACTTGATATAACCGAAGGTGATACAGCACGAGAAAAAGAACTCTTGCAAGCCGTTGCCGGGGCCAGAAAACCATCTAACCTCACAAACCAAACCACCGCCTTTGCCGCTGCGGCTTTCCTGCGTACGTATGGCCAGCAACTTGCTATGGACGCCGTTCAGGCACGCGCTGCTATTACAAACAAGCTCATGGAGATCGCTGACTGTGGCGACCCAAGGTACGAGCTAAAAGCACTTGAACTGCTAGGTAAGCATAGTGACATTGGCATTTTCACTGAACGCAGCGAAGTGACGATAAACTATAAGAATCCTGACGACTTAGAAAAAGCAATCAAAGAGCGCATAAAAACTTTGCTTAATGCTAGCGTAGTAGATGTAATGTCCCCAAGCGGGGCATCGGAAGAAGAGCTAGACGACCTACTAGGTGTAGTAGACATAGATGATGAGGATGAGGACTTAAATGCCGAACCAGACATCGCCATTTGATAACATATCTCTTCAAGATATACCTAAAGTACTACCTCTACTCTCACAGACAGAGCAAGAGTTGGTACTAGCAGAGCTTGAGCAATTATCCAAGCTTAAGAAACAAAGGAAAGCGCAGACAAAGTTCATAGATTTTGTCAATGCTGTTTGGCCTACGTTTATATCGGGGAAACACCATGCAAAGATGGCTGAAGCGTTTGAGCGAGTGGCTCGTGGGGATTGTAAGCGCCTCATTATTAATATGCCTCCTCGTCATACTAAGTCTGAGTTTGCTAGTTACTTACTACCTGCGTGGTTTTTGGGTCAATTCCCCCATAAAAAAATTATTCAAACGTCACATACCGCCGAGCTAGCGGTAGGTTTTGGTCGTAAAGTACGTAACTTAGTAGATACGGACAACTACCAGAGTATATTTCCTGAGTTAACCTTGCAAAGTGACTCTAAAGCAGCGGGAAGATGGAACACAAGCAGAGGGGGTGACTACTTTGCGATAGGTGTAGGTGGTGCGGTTACTGGTAAAGGTGCGGATTTGCTCATTATTGACGACCCACACTCGGAACAAGAGGCAGCATTAGCCGAAATAAACCCGGATATTTACGATAAGACCTACGAGTGGTACACATCAGGTCCACGTCAGCGTCTACAACCGGGTGGAGCTATAGTTATAGTAATGACAAGGTGGTCGTTACGTGACCTGACATCTAAAGTGTTAAAATCTTCGGCCCAAAGGGGTGGAGAAGAGTGGGAAGTCATTGAATTCCCTGCTATTTTACCTTCGGGTAACGCGTTATGGCCTGAGTTCTGGCCTCCTGTGGAACTAGCAGCGCTGAAGGAAGAACTACCCAACAGTAAGTGGATGGCGCAGTACCAACAACAGCCGACATCAGAGTCTTCGGCTATTGTAAAGCGTGAATGGTGGCGTGAATGGGAAGAAGATGACCCTCCACCAGTGACTTTTATTGTACAAGCGTGGGATACGGCGTTCGAGAAGACAAATAGGGCGGATTACTCTGCATGTACGACATGGGGAGTGTTCTACCACGCGGATGAAGACGGAGAAGAGCGGGCTAACCTGATACTTCTAAACGCTTTTAGAGATAGGATGGAGTTTCCTACACTTAAGCGAGCAACTGTAGAGCAATATGACGAGTGGCAGCCAGATTCTTTAATTATTGAGAAAAAGGCTTCGGGGTCTCCTCTTATTTACGAGATGCGGGCGATGGGCATACCAGCGCAGGAGTTTACCCCCACAAAGGGTAACGACAAGATTACAAGATTGAACGCGGTATCGGATATGTTTGCGTCTGGTATAGTATGGGCACCAAACAGGTCTTGGGCAGAAGAAGTTATTGACGAGGTTGCTAGCTTCCCCGCAGGGGAACACGATGACTACGTTGACTCAGTGTCTCTTGCACTAGCGCGGTTCAGAAAAGGCGGGTTCATTCGATTGCCTTCGGACGAAAGGGAAGAAGACCCTATGTTTAGAAGGCGCAACGGCGGGTTTTACTAATGGCTATTGAAAAAGGTTTATACGGCATGCCCGAGGGCATAGACGGAGAGTTGATGGGCGAGATGGGTCAACCTGACGCCATGATCGAAATGGATATAGTTACGTCTGAAGACACGCCCATTATGATTGAGCTGGAAGATGGCGGTGTTGAGATTAACTTCGGGGAAGAAAATGAAGATATAGACTCGGCTCCGTTTGATGCAAACCTAGCCGACTACTTAGAAGACAGCCAGCTTCAAGAAATATCAAGCGAGTTGTGTGATGCTGTAGAAGGTGACATGGCGGCCCGACGTGACTGGGCTGATAGCTATGTTGCTGGTCTTGATGTGTTGGGCATGAAATACGAAGAACGTACTGAGCCTTGGGAAAATGCTTGTGGGGTATATAGTAACATTTTAGCGGAAGCCGCTATCCGGTTCCAAGCTGAAGCCATGAGCGAGACGTTCCCTGCCGCTGGGCCAGTAAGAACTAAGATTCTTGGAGAAATAACCCAAGATAAAGAAGACGCTGCCTTACGTGTTAAGACAGATATGAACTACGAGCTGACTGAGGTTATGGTAGAATACCGCCCCGAACATGAGCGGCTATTGTATTCACTCGGTTTAGCTGGTTCAGCGTTCAAAAAGGTGTATTTTGACCCCGGTATGGGGCGTCAGATTGCCTTATATATCCCTGCGGAAGACGTGATTGTACCCTACGGTGCCTCTAATATTGAGTCCGCAGAGCGCGTTACGCACGTCATGCGCAAGACAAAGAACGAAATGGTCAAGCTACAGGCTGCTGGATTCTATCGAGACGTGGAACTTGGCGACCCTATGTCGTTTTTCTCTGACGTTGAAGAAGCTAAGGCCGAGCAGTCAGGTGTATCTCTTACTTCTGACGACCGTTACACCATGTTTGAAGTCCACGCTGACTTAAATATTGACGGTGTAGATGGGGCAGACACTGAAGAGTCTTTGCAAGTCGCAAAGCCTTATGTAGTAACGCTTGAGAAGGGTACGGGTGAGATACTAGCTATCCGTCGTAACTGGAACCCTGACGACGAATTGACGCTTAAACGTCAACATTTTGTACATTATGCTTATGTACCCGGATTTGGATTTTATGGACTTGGACTCATTCACATTATTGGTGGCTACGCTCGCGCTGGCACTTCTCTCATACGTCAACTCGTGGACGCTGGAACCCTATCCAATCTACCCGGAGGTCTTAAATCTCGCGGACTACGAGTTAAGGGTGACGACACCCCGATTGGTCCCGGTGAGTTTCGTGATGTAGATGTGCCGTCAGGTTCGATCCGCGACAACATTATGCCGCTCCCCTATAAAGAGCCTAGCCAAACCCTCTTTGCCTTACTTAAGCAGATCACTGAGGAAGGGCGACGCCTAGGGGCAATCTCCGATATGAACATTTCTGACATGAGCGCAAATGCGCCTGTTGGAACTACTCTTGCGCTACTAGAGCGTACTCTCAAGCCAATGGCTGCGGTGCAATCCCGTGTCCACTACTCGATGAAACAGGAGTTTAAACTCCTAAGAAAGATCATCGCTGAGTACGCCCCTGAAGAGTATATGTACGTGCCTGACCGTGGCGAGCCTCGTGCTAGACAAGCTGACTACGCTATGGTGGAAGTCATCCCCGTCAGCGATCCTAATAGCAGCACGATGGCACAAAGAGTTGTGCAATATCAGACTGTTATGCAGATGGCGCAGGCCGCCCCACAAATCTACGACTTGCCACAACTTCATCGCCAGATGATTGAGGTCTTGGGCGTTAAGAACGCCGATACACTCGTACCTGTTGAAGATGATATGAAGCCTTCTGATCCGGTCAGCGAGAACATGAACGTCATAGTCGGTAAACCGATTAAAGCGTTTATCTACCAAGACCACGATGCGCACATCGCTACACACCAAGCGTTTATGCAAGACCCACAGATTGCAGCGTTTATAGGGCAAAGCCCCGCAGCGCAACAGGTCGTCACTGCTTTGCAAGCGCATATTGCGGAACACATAGGGTTTAGCTATAGACAACAAGTAGAAGCAAAACTTGGAGCACAATTACCAGCGCCCGGGGAGGAAATGCCAGATGAGGTAGAAAAGCTTCTTTCTCAAACTATGGCAAAAGCGGGAGTGCAACTTACTCAACAAAAGCAACAACAAGCAGCGCAAGCGCAAGCGCAAGCGCAACAACAAGACCCTGCATTTCAAATGCAACAAGCGGAACTACAACTCAAGCGAGGCGAGCAGCAGCGTAAAGTACAGAAGGATCAAGCAGATACACAGCTCGATGCCGCCCGCCTACAGTTGGATGCAGAAAAAGCTAAAACCACTGCTGCTATTGAAGCAAGTCGCGTAGCGGCGCAGAGCGAGCAGGCTAATGCAAAACACGACTTAGACGAGGCAAAAGCCATTTTAGACTTAGCAAAAGCTAACAGAGAGGGTAAATAATGGAAGGTGTTAAACATTACAAAAAAGACGGAACGTTGTTTACAGGCAACTCACACAAGATGCCTGATGGCTCTTTGCACAGTGGGAAAAACCACAGCAAAGGTAGTGTGAAGTTATTCCACTTAAAAGACTTGTCAGCTACGGCAAAAAAGAAAGCTAAATAAGAGAACAAATAACCTTAAAACCACAGGAGTTAGAACCCTATGATAAAAAACCCTAAATTTAGTATTGACCCACCCGCCCTAGAGATGGAAGCTATTACAGAGGTAGCCTGCGAAGTGGCAGAAAGAACAGTAATAGAAGCAATCTGGCGCACTAGCCGTAGGGCAGGAGCATCACCAGATGCTAACGAGGCAATGAAACTTTCTCAGGCAGCGTTAAACCTTGCTCACACACTAGCAAGCCTAGACCGCATAGGGAGAAACTAATGGCTACTACCGTCTTTGACGTGCTGAATGAAAAAATAACGGAGCTTAAAGGCTCTAGCGAAGATTTCCTGAAAACTGGTGGAGCTAAAGACTTTGCTGAGTATCGGGAGGTGTGTGGCGTTATTCGAGGTCTAGACGCTGCATTAAGAGAAGTAGGCGACCTTTCGCGTAACTATATGGATGATGACGATGACTGAAACAGTAACAGTTAGTGGGGTCAGCGCTGACGCGTCTACAACCCCAGCAATGACTGCACTAGAGAAAAAAAGACAGAAGCGTATCGAAGTAGAAGCAGTAGTAGAGGCAGAGCTAGAAGCCTCTATCCCTAAACCTGTGGGCTATAGGGTGCTAATTGCCTTGCCTAACGTCGAAGATACTTTCGGGGAAAGCGGGCTTATTAAGGCAGAATCTACCCGTCGAGAGGAATATATCCTATCTACTGTTGGGTCTGTACTTGATATGGGTGAGCAAGCCTACAGCGATAAAGAACGTTTTCCTACGGGGCCTTGGTGCAAAGTAGGCGACCATGTGATGTTCCGAGCCAACACCGGCACGCGCTTTAAGGTGAATGGACAGGAGTTTCGCTTAATGAATGACGACTCTATTGAAGCCGTCGTAGATGATCCGCGAGCTGTTTCGCGAGCATAAGGAATAGACCATGCCTAGAGAAAATGTAGAGTTTGAATTTCCAGACCCAGACAAGGATGAAGTATCTCAAGAAGTTGAGGTAGACATCGAAGAGGAAGATGCCCCCCTTGAAGTAGAAAGTGCTGTGGGGAGGGAAAACATGAAGTCCGCCAAAGATGCTATTAAAGCGGGCGAAGTAGAGATTGAGATAGAAGACGATACTCCAGAAGCCGACCGTGGGCGAAAGGTGTCTCCCCCACCAGAGGAAGTTACCAACGAGGAGCTAGAAAACTACTCCGACAAAGTTAAGAACCGTATTAAGCACTTTAGTAAGGGCTACCACGATGAACGTAGGGCCAAAGAAGAGGCCCAACGACAACAAGAAGCTCTTGAAGCGTATACTAAAAACTTGATGGTAGAAAACGAAAAGTTAAAAGGCTCTGTAGATCAGAACCACAATACGCTTATCGAGTCAGCTAAAAAGCAAGTGCAGGGCGAAATGGCGTTGGCTCAACGTCAGTATAAAGAAGCGTATGAGTCTGGCGAGTCAGATAAAATTTTAGAGGCCCAGACTTCGCTTAACACTGCTCAAATACGCCTAGAGAAAGTTAACGGGTTGAAACCTAAGCAGATTCAGGCTTTACAACCTCGAGAAACTCCTGTACAAACGCAAGTAGATGTACCTCAACCTCGAGTGCAGCGAGACGAAAAAGCTGATTCATGGCGCGATGATAACGCGTGGTTCGGCTCAGATGACGAGATGACTGCCTTTGCGTTAGGGTTACATAACAAGTTAACGAAAGAGGGGGTAGACCCCAAAACTGATACTTACTACGAGAAAATCAACACTCGTATGCGACAAGTATTCCCTGAACAGTTCGATGATGGGATAGAGGATGAACCAGAAGGGACTAAGAGAAAATCTAGCAATGTGGTTGCTCCCGCTACGCGGAGCACAGCGCCTAATAAAATTAGGCTAACGCAATCACAAGTCGCTATTGCAAAAAAACTTGGAGTCCCACTGGAAACTTACGCCAAACAGGCTGCTGAATTAATGAGGAAACAACAATGACTCAGAATCGACAAAATAGGGACGCGGAAACCCGTGAAAAAACTGTACGTAAGAAGGCGTGGGCGCCACCAACAGTGCTGCCTGATCCTATCCCTCAAGATGGGTACAAGTTTCACTGGGTTCGTGTAAGCACTATGGGTCAACCTGATTCTACTAATGTGTCCTCAAAATTACGTGAAGGTTGGGAGCCAGTACGCGCAGAAGACCACCCAGAGATATTTAGTGACGCCGTTGATGACGTGCGTTTCAAAGATAATGTCATTGTTGGTGGGTTAATGCTGTGTAAGGCCCCAATAGAACTCGTTGCAGAACGTACTGAGTACTACGAAAATTTAACGGAGTCTCAAATGCGATCTGTTGACCAAGGTCTGATGCGTGAAAACGACCCTCGTATGCCCCTATTTAACGATAGGAAGACGAAGGTTACTTTCGGCAAAGGAAATTAACTTTATTTTAGGAGTTTAAAATGGCTTATCCAACAGTCAGTGCTCCCTACGGTTTTCAAGCAATTAACCGCGTAGATGGTACGCCTTATGCAGGTCAAACTCGCCTTATTCCTATAGCGAGCACCTACAATACGGCTATCTTTGCAGGTGATTTGGTTAAAATCGTGGCGGCAGGCACAATCGAGAAGTTCACTGGCACTACTACTGGCTCCCCTTCGGGCGTCTTTGTAGGTGTTCAGTACGTCAATTCATTGAGCCAGTTCACACCGGCTCAGTACTACCCCGGCACTAGCGTTACAGAAGCTTTTGCTATCGTAGTTGACGATCCAATGGCGGCGTTTAAAGTCGCTGTAACTGCTGCTAACAGCACCATGTCTTCAGCGGCTCGCGCGGCTGTAGGTTCTAACATGTCTGTTTTGGCAGGTACGGGTGATACAGCTACTGGAAACTCTGGTGCGTCAGTACTAGCAGGGTCTGAAGCTGGAACCGCAGGTCTAGTTGTGCGCGTTATTGACACAGTAGATGAAACTAAAACCGCTGCTGATACTTTTGTAGAGATAATCGTAAAGATCAATCTGCATCAGTACAACAACACAACTGGCGTATAAGGAGACTAGCAAATGGCTATTTCAAGAGCGCAACTCCTTAAGGAGTTACTACCGGGTCTAAACGCCCTATTTGGTCTCGAATACGAGAAGTATGGTGACGAGGCCGCTGCAATCTTTGAAACCGAGTCTTCTGATCGGTCTTTCGAGGAAGAAACTAAGTTGTCAGGTTTCAGTGCCGCACCTGTTAAAGGTGAAGGTTCTGCAATCGAGTATGACAATGCGCAAGAAGCGTGGACTGCTCGTTACACTCACGAGACAGTTGCAATGGGCTTCTCGCTCACTGAGGAAGCAATCGAAGATAACCTCTACGATTCGCTCTCTTCACGTTATACAAAGGCACTAGCCCGCGCTATGGCGTACACTAAGCAAACCAAAGGTGCTGCTATTCTTAACAACGCCTTTGCTGCCGGTACTACGTACGGTGATGGACAGCCACTATGTTCGACTGCTCATCCTCTCGTATCTGGCGGTGTAAACTCAAACCGTCCTGCTGTTTCTGCTGACCTTAACGAGGCTTCACTAGAAGCTGCTGTTATTCAGATAGCTGGCTGGACTGATGAGCGCGGTCTGCTTATTGCATCTAAACCTACTAAGCTTGTTATCCCACCTGCGTTGCAATTCGTTGCTACTCGTTTGTTGGATACCAATCTTCGTGTCGGTACAGCGGATAACGACATCAACGCACTAAACAACAATGGTTCAATCCCGGGTGGTTACACAGTTAACAACTACCTGACTGATACCAATGGTTGGTTCTTGATGACGGACATTCCTAATGGCCTGAAGCACTTCGTTCGCTCTGCTATGAGCACTAGCATGGACGCAGACTTCGACACAGGCAACAGTCGCTACAAGGCTCGTGAAAGATACAGCTTCGGCGTATCTGATCCATTGGGCATTTTCGGTTCACCCGGCGCTTAATAAGCAAAAGGTATTAAGGTAGGGGGCTTCGGCCCCCTTTCTTTTGTCTTGGGTTTAGTGTTAGATTTAAGTTGTAGTACCCCCTTGAGATTTTACCCATCCTAATCGATGGGTTTTTTTATTTGTGCATTGCAAAAATAAGTGTTATATACTTAGCTAAATCCGGGGCCATCCGGTGTATCTGACAGTCTCGGCTGACGACATGCAGACAGATATACCTAAAACTAACTCGCATGTGAGGAATTACCGATGGGTACTACAACTTTCTCTGGCCCAGTTAAAGCGGGCACTATCTCCAACACTACCGGAACAACTCTCGGCAAGGATGTAAAGAACACGGGCCAAGTGACTATGGCTCAGACGTTCTCAACTGGAACCGACCTTGCCGGTGGAGCTTCTGCTGCGAACGCTACTACTGTAGTTATTCCAGCCAACTCTCAAATTATTGACATCGTACTAGACTGTCCTTCAGCTATGGCGGGTGCTACAGCAGTGCTGAGTATTGGCGCTACTGTTGGCGGTAATGCTACGTTCCTTAATAGTTTCTCCATTACAGTGGCTTCTGGCGTAGGTCGAAAGTATCCTACCACTGAAGCTGGCGGCGCTCTTTCTTGGGCAGACACTGGAAATAAGGATTTAAAATTGACTTGGACTACGACTGGGGCCACTAGTGGTGGTGAAGTTAGAGCGACTGTTCTGTATCAACAAAACATTAATATTACTCCTTAAACATTAAAACTACTTAATTGTAAGGAGTAATATATGGCTGATACATTAACGACGCAAATAATCCAAGATGGCAGCAAACAGGCAATCATTAAAGTCACTGCGGTTGTAGGAAATACAGACGTAGTGACTAGCACAATGGTTGATGTTTCTACGTTATCGGCTGATCCGGTTAGCCGTAGAGCCTGTACTGGAGCTGTGCTAGCAAAGCTTACTTACGTAGGTGTTGGTGTAGGGGTCAAACTAGAATGGAAGGCAAACGCTAACGTTCTTATCTTTGACCTGCCCGTAAACTGGACAGAGGACTATGATTTCTCTAGCTATAGTGGCATACCCAACAACGCTGGGGCGGGTAAAACTGGCGACATCGTAGCAACCACAGTATCTCCAACTGCTGGGGACACCTACACCTTTATATTTACTGTGAATAAGCAATATGGCTAAGCAAGTAAATAAGAAAGCAATGGCTTGTAATAAGCCAAGACGAACTCCGTCTCATTCTAAGAAGTCTCATGTAGTTAAGGCTTGTGAGGGTGGGAAGGAGAAAGTTATTCGCTTTGGCGAAAAAGGTGCAAGCACTGCTGGTAAACCCAAAAAAGGCGAATCTGCTAAGATGAAGGCTAAGCGCAAGTCGTTTAAGGCTCGTCACGGCAAGAACATTGCTAAGGGTAAAATGAGCGCAGCCTACTGGGCTGACAAGGTTAAGTGGTAATGCCTAGTAGAAGCAAAGCTCAGCATAACTTAATGGCGGCAGTAGCAAATAATCCTAAGTTCGCCAAGAAAGCGGGCATCCCACAAACGGTAGGAGCAGATTACATGAAGGCAGATAAAGATAAGAAGTACAAGTCTGGCGGTTTGGCTATGGTAGAGAAGGGCGGTAAGAAAGTCCCTTTTTACGCGGCTGACGGCGTAGGTAAGATGAACATGGGCGGTACGGTTATGCCGTATAAAGCTGGCGGCTTTGTAGGTGACGGAATAGCTATCCGAGGTCGAACTAAAGGCCGAATGGTATGATGAAGTGCCGGGGTATGGGCAAAATGAAGCCCGTTACGTTTAAGAAGGGTGGTACGGTCAAAGACGACTGTTACCGCAAGGTGAAGGCATCGTACAAAGTCTTCCCTTCTGCGTACGCCTCGGGTGCTATAGCTAAGTGCCGAAAGAAGAAAGCCAGTGGCCGTTCGTAAAACCGAGAAGGGCAAGGCCCTAAAGCGGTGGTTCAAAGAGGACTGGAAAGACGTCAAGACAGGCAAGGCTTGCGGGCGTAAGAAGGGCGATGAACGGGGAACCCCGTACTGTAGGCCCACAAAACGGGTCTCTAGTAAAACGCCTAAGACCTCTGGTGAGATGACAGCGGCAGAGAAGAAGTCCCGTGTAGCGCAGAAAAAGCGCCTAGGGCAACCGGCAGGAAAACCTAAGCGTGTAGCTCCGCTTAAAAGGAAGAAGAAATAATGGCGACATCTGGCACAGCTACATTCAACATGGACTTCACCGAGATTGCGGAAGAAGCGTGGGAACGTGCCGGTCGAGAAATGCGTTCTGGCTACGACCTGCGCACTGCTCGTAGGTCTATGAATCTGTTAACTATTGAGTGGCAGAACCGTGGCATTAACATGTGGACTATCGAGGAAGGTACGAAAAACCTCGTAGAAGGCACCGCTACATACGATCTGCCCGCCGATACAATAGACCTTTTGGAGCACGTTGTACGTACAGGTGACGGTAGTATAACTACTCAGTCTGATCTAAACATCACGCGTATCAGCGTCTCTACCTATTCAAGTATCCCTAATAAGCTCTCTCAGGGCCGCCCTATACAACTTTACGTAGACCGTGGACAAGCTAACCCCTCGGTTACTGTGTGGCCTGTACCGGACCAAGGGCCAGTAGGCGCACCTTACTACGTGCTCAAGTACTGGCGGATGCGCCGTATACAAGACTCGGGAACAGGTGTTAACACCGCCGACGTTAATTTTCGTTTCTTGCCCTGCCTCGTTGCAGGGCTTGCGTATTATATAGCACAGAAAGACCCAGAATTAATGCCTCGCCTACCTATGCTACAGGCGGAATATGAGCGCCAATTTGAGTTAGCCGCAGGAGAAGACAGAGAAAAAGCCACGCTTAGCTTGGTGCCGCGTATACATGGCGTGAGGTAAGTATGAGCTATACGTATGCGTCTGGGCAAAAAGCAATCGCAATATGCGATGTATGTGGTTTTCAGTACAGGTTACGGCAGCTTAAAGAGCTGATTGTTAAGGGGAATAAAACTAACATTAGGGCTTGTCCTGAGTGTTGGAATCCAGATCAGCCACAGCTTATGCTAGGTACGGTCCCAGTGGAGGACCCGCAAGCTATACGTAACCCAAGACCGGACTCAGCAGAATTAGTAGCAAGCAGAGATATTCAATGGGGTTGGGATCCAGTAGGGTTAAGTGACCCTTTTGGACTCACACCAGACAATTTAGAAGCCGTAGGCGTTGCAGGGCAAGTTACTGTACTAGCAAGCGGCGGAACGCCGGTCCCGGGTTCGGCGAATATAAATGTTTCAGGCGTAGGAGCCACGGCTTCCGTAGGATCAGTAACAGTAACAGTGCCTGCCATTACTACTTTTGCTATAACGGTAGCTAATCCGGGCGTAGGAAACAGATATTATGTAAATGGCGTGTTGCAAGCCACACTAACTTTGAATGAAGGCAGCACATACAGATTGGACCAAAGTAACGGCAGTAATAGTAGCCATCCGTTGAGGTTTTCTACGACATCTGACGGAACACACGGAGGGGGTAGTGAGTACACTACTGGAGTAACTACTAGTGGAGTACCGGGTAATGCTGGAGCGTACACGCAGATAACTGTGGCAAGCGGAGCGCCTACTTTATATTATTACTGCACAAACCATTCAGGAATGGGCGGTCAAGCCAACACACCGTAAGGAAATCAACATGAAAATAAAGTCAAGATCGAACGTAAAAGTACCCAAGGTCATCGAGTTCCCAGATGAGCCTACTATGTATAAAGTGGACACTTGTAACCAACCGCCTAAAGATATGAAGACTAGCGGTATTAAGGTTCGCGGCGTAGGTGCAGCAACTAAAGGTACTATGGCCCGAGGCCCAATGGCTTAAGGAGTAGCAGGTGAATTACACCGAGCTTAAGACAAATATTGAGGACATCTGCGAGCAGTCGTTTACGGATGACCAGCTTGCTATGTTTACTCAACAGGCCGAGCAGAGTATATACAACACTGTTCAGATACCTGCATTACGTAGAAACCAGACGGGCGACCTATCTATTGGTAATAAGTACCTAGTCTACCCTACGGACTTCTTGTACACGTTTTCTTTGGCGGTTATTGACGCTGCGGGTAACTATACGTATTTGCTGAACAAGGATGTTAACTTTATTCGTGAGGCATACCCCGGGCCAACAAGTACAGGCACTCCCGTACACTACGGAATATTTGACGATACAGCGTTTATCATAGGCCCAACGCCAGACGCTGCGTATAAAGTAGAACTACACTACGGGTATTACCCTCAGACTATTGTTACTGCGGGTACTACGTGGCTTGGGGATGAATTTGATTCAGCTCTGCTTAACGGGGCACTTGTTCAGGCAATACGTTTTATTAAGGGTGAACCAGATATGGTAGCCTTGTATCAGAAGATGTATGTAGACGCTATGGCGTTATTAAAGAACTTAGGCGACGGCAAGATGCGAGAAGATATGTATCGCTCTGGTCAACTTAGAATAGAACCGCGTTAATTTAAGAGGAAACACAAATGGCTATTTCACAGGCTATGGCTACATCGTTTAAAGTTCAAATCCTTGGTGGGGACTTTGATTTTAGTTCAGGTACTTCACAAGCATTTTATTGTGCGCTGTACACTAACTCAGCCACGTTAGGCGCTACTACTACTGCTTACGCTACGACTAACGAAGTTAGTGGCACCGGATACACTGCGGGCGGTAACGCGTTAACGATAACGCAAGTGCCTACATCTACTGGCACTACCGCATTTTTAGACTTTCAAAACGTTACTTGGGGCACTTCTACCATTACCGCTCGTGGGGCACTCCTTTATTTAAAAAATAATGGTACTAACCCTGCAATTGCAGTTTTAGATTTTGGTAGCGACAAGACTTCTACGGCGGGTGATTTCACTATCGTTTTCCCTGCGTCAGATTCAAGTAATGCGATCATTCGGATTGCCTAGTAAGTGGCTGACGGATGGGGTCGTGACACTTGGAGTTCAGGCTCTTGGGGTGAAGGAGTTGATACAACCGTCCGATTGGGTGGTTGGGGACGTGCCTCGTGGGGCGCTGGAGGTTGGGGAGAATCCCTAGGCATTCAAGCTGTTGGCTCCGTTGGCTCTGTTACTGTAGCCGCTAATGCCGTAGTTAATGTTACGAGCGTCATTGGTACTACTGCTCTTGGTAGTGTAGCTGTAAGTGGAGATGCTAGTAATATCGGAGTGCTGGGCAACGCGGCAACTGGCACGTTAGGGACGGTAACAGTACAAGCAAAGGCAACTGTCTCAGTGACAGGTGTTGCGGCTACAACAGCCGTAGGCAACGCCAACGTCCAACAAGGCGCAGGAACTTCCCCAACAGGCGTTGTAGGAACTACGGCACTAGGTGTAGTAACGGTAATCGGAAAAGCAAATGTACCAGCGACGGGCCTACTTGCTACATCAGCTTTAGGTACTGTAACGGTACTACTGCAACAAAAGGTTAACGTAACAGGCGTTCAAGGCACTGCGGCATTAGGCCAGACAACTGAAACAGGCTCTGCCATAGTTAACGCGGTAGGCGTACAGGGCACGGGTCAAGTCGGAACAGTATTAGTCTGGAGTCAAATAGTTCCGGGCGGTGATCCTAAATGGACTGACATTGCCCCTATTAGTCAAACCCCTACGTGGACGGATATAGCAGCATGAAAACAACAAACGAAGCACAAAACTTGGGGAGCACAATAGACCCAAAGCATGAAATTGAAGTGTTATGCAGTAACTGCGGGTACGATATAGATGAGGCGGAACTAATGGCCGATACTTGCTCTGGTTGTGGTAACACCCTAAACTTGCGTCAGAATACAAAGATTTACGCGACAAGCCTTCCCGCCGCTGGCGGCAGCACGTTAGTGTAGATACTGGAGAAACTAAATGGCTACTTATGTAAACAATCTAAGACTTAAAGAAATTACCACAGGTGACGAAGATGGCACTTGGGGAACCAGTACCAACACTAACCTTGAGCTAATCACTGACGGGTTTAGCTACGGCACGAAGCAGATGTCTTCTGATGCCAATCAAACTTTCACTATGCCCGATGCTACGGCAGACGCTACTCGCGGGTTCTATTTAAAGATTACCTCAGCAGGTTCTCTTACGGGCACTCGCGTGGTAACGCTGGGCCCTAACACTGTTTCTAAAGTATGGCTGATAGAGAACGCTACTACGGGCAGTCAAATCATCACGATCAAACAAGGTTCGGGCGGTTCGGTTAATATTGCCAGTGGCTCTAAAGTAATGATAGTTACGGATGGCGCAGGAACTGGAGCTGCGGTCTTTAGCGCTAACCCAACAGAAACGAGTACAGGGGACGTTACGCTCACCGGCACACAGACCCTAACTAACAAGACATTAACTTCCCCTGTTCTGGGCGGAACAACAACTACGGCTTCAGGCAATATCGTCTTATCTCCAGCCACACAAATAGTAGAAGTAAAAGGTAATGGGAGCAGCGTAGAAGGGCAAATCAAGCTCAACTGCCACGCCAACACTCATGGGCAAACTGTCAAGGCACAGCCCCACAGTGCAAGTATTACCAACACCATGCTACTGCCAAAAGGCGCAAACTCAACTTTAGTAAGTGAAATAGGGCTTGCCACTCTAACCGGCAAGACAATCGTAGATACAGTTTACGCTCTATCTGGTACAGCTTTTTTAGCTACGAATGGTGGCGTTCAGACCAAGACAGTTAGTGCCAATGTGACTTTTAGCGACTCTTTAGTTTCGGGTGATGCAATTGTCCTTATGCTTGAATCAGGAGCTAGCTACACCGTCACTTGGCCTACGATAACTTGGGTTACGAGTGCGGGTAATGTCGCCCCCACGTTGACTGCTAAAGATACACTGGTACTTTGGAAAGTCTCATCTGTACTTTACGGCGCTTACACTGGCAGCTACGTCTAGGAGTAACGCATGAGTAAATTAACTAAAGCTCTGACAGCAGCGGCAGGTAACGCAGGTGGAGATAAACTCTATGTTGAGGATGTCTTCTCTACTTACGTGTATCCCGGTAATAACTCTACGCTGACTATTACTAACGGTATTGACCTTGCTGGTGAAGGTGGGATGGTTTGGAGTAAATCAAGAAACACGAATGATAATCATCGAGTATACGACACTGAGAGAGGCACAACCAACGGGTTAATACCAAATGCAGCAAATGATCAGGTTGCATGGGGCGATTTTGTATCTTATAACAGTGGTGGGTATTCTCTCGCCAGCGGCGGACTGACCTCACCACTCGCCAGCAACTTTGTCTCTTGGACATTCCGCAAGGCTAAGAAATTCTTTGATGTTGTTACCTATACTGGGAATGGAGCAAGTTCTAGGACTATAGCGCATAGTCTTGAGTCTGTTCCGGGAATGATGATTGTGAAAGGTGCTTCCAATGTTTCTGGATGGAGGACTTACCATACATCATTAGGCGCAACAAAATATGTTCAACTTCAAACCACTGCTGCCGAAGCAACTTATAATGTATGGAACGACACTACGCCAACTGATTCAGTCTTTAGTATTAGCTCAGATATTAACTCAAACGGTGTTACCTATGTAGCCTACCTCTTCGCCTCAGACGCAGGCGGCTTTGGAGCCGATGGCAGCGAGAACATTATTAAGTGTGGGAGTTACAGTGGTACCGCTTCAGTTACAGTAGGATTTGAACCGCAGTGGTTATTAATCAAAAAAACAAGCGCAGTTGAAGATTGGCAATTGTACGACATTATGCGCGGAATACCAACAGGCTCAAATGATGCTGCATTAATTCCTAATTCCAGTGGCGCAGAGACTTCCACTTTTGATGGGGTTACATTAACGGCTACAGGTTTTAAGATAACAAATATGAGCGGAGATTTTATCTACATGGCAATCCGCCGACCGATGAAAGTGCCTGAAAGTGGGACTGAGGTTTATAACAATTTAGCCAATAGAGTTGGAACAAGTGCAGCAGCAACAATATCAGGCGTTGGCTTTGCTGTTGATTTAATGATTCCATTTGCTGAGACTACCGGCAGCAGTAAACCCTTTGTTGACAGGTTGAGAGGTGCAACTAAATATCTGCTTCCTCCTTACCGCAACGCAGAACAAACCAATACTAACGTTGTAACAAGTTTTGCAAGCATGGATGGCGTAATAGTTGGCGCTGACTCTTTGGATGTTATTAACAATTATTACAATTCCAGCAGAAGATATGCAGCCAGCTTTTTCAAACGCGCCTCCGGTTTTATGGATGTGGTTTGTTATACCGGGAATGGTGTAGCAGGAGCGAGATTAATAAACCATAATTTAACAACCGCTCCAGAATTTTTTATTGTTAAAAACAGGGATGCCGGTGGTAATAATAACAATTGGGGTGTTTATCAAACTTATTTGAAAGCTAACTCAAGAATTGTTTATTTAAATTTAGATTATACGGACGCTAACGACTGGACTAATTTTGTAAACCCTACAGCTACAACTATAGATGTTGGTGGAGTAGGTTTTGGCGGGA